TGCAATCGTTCTCAAGAAAAAGTGAAGGCGATTGTCAAAAAGTCTTCACACGTGAAGGGTTACGAAAATGTTGAAGAAATGGTCTCTGATATGAAGGAGCCTCGTACGATTATCACAGCTCTTCCACATGGTGAGACAACTGATGCTATGGTGAAGAAACTGAGCTCGGTGATGTCCAAGGGTGACACTATTATCGATTGTTCGAATGAGTTTTACCGAACATCGAGAAACAGGGGTGCTTTCTGTCAGTCTAAGGGAATTGGGTACCTTGGGACGGGTCTCTCTGGCGGTGCAGAGGGTGCTCGTTTGGGTCCTGCCCTCATGATTGGAGGACCCTCAAAGACGTTTGAAGAGCATGAAGACCTCTTCAAATCGTTCGCCAGGAGTTATGCGTACATGGGTGAAGACTATGGAATTGGACATTTTACAAAGATGGTTCATAACGGGGTTGAATATGGTATGCTGCAAGCTGTGGCTGATCTATACGCCTATTGTGACCACGACGAAGTTCGTATGCAGAAGAGTTTGGAGCAGGCTATCGGTACTGATATGGATGGATATATCGTGCGATCTGCGCTGAAAGTGCTTGAGAATTATGATTTGAAGAAGATCTCCGACACTGCCGAGATGAACAGTACGGGACTCTGGTGCTCTCAAATTGGTTTGGAATATGAAATCCCTACACCCGTAATTAACTCTGCGGTGAACACTAGAATCACGAGTAAATATGTCAAATCCGTTCGTACGACACAAAATGTGACTGCTTCATTTAAACCTTCAATCGCTATGAACACACTGCGATTTACGTTTGCCGCCTCACTTTTAGAGGGATATAGTCTTATGGATACAAGAAATGTCTCAAGAGTAGATGTAGTAAACGCATGGTCGAGAGGTACTATCATCGAATGCCCGCTCATCGGGGGTGACCTACATACGATTATGGACAAGCATATTCTAGATGCACGCATTTTTGCTTTACATTGTATGACCGCGGGTGTTCCATGTCCAGCTGTTCACGCTGCGATTAACCAGTATGATTTTATCCACCAACATAAAACGTCTATGGCTTTTCTCATGGCGCAACGCAACTATTTTGGACAACATACACTTATTGAAGTTTAAAAGAAAAACGTATATATAACCTATGATTAAAAAAATCTTTGATATCTTGTTAAGAGTAGAAAAACCAATGCTTGGTCGATGGTCACTCAAGAATTGTGGTGAAATGTCGGCGTCTATAAATTCTGTGTATCAAAATCGAGATCATTGCGGAGATACGATTTGTAAAACACCTAAGAAGGCATCGGAATATCCTCCTATTCCTAACAATATAAAAGATAGACGCTAAATAATAGTATGTTTGAGATCTATACGGATGGAAGTTGTTTGGGCAATCCTGGGCCTGGAGGATGGGGTGTGATATCATCCGATTTCAGATTAACTGGAGGATCTCGTGAGACGACGAATAATGTTATGGAGATGACTGCAATCATTAAGGGTTTACAAGAATGCAAAAAGCGTGGTATCGACGAAGTACGTATTTTTACAGATAGCAATTATACAAAGAATGGTATCACTTCATGGATTAAAAACTGGAAACGTAATGGATGGATCACAGCATCTGGATCCCAAGTAAAAAACAAAGAATTATGGAAAACATTGGATACAACGGTTCAGTCTATAAAAATTGTAGAATGGCGTTGGGTAAAAGCACACAATGGAAATTATCAGAACGAACTAGTTGATAAATTGGCGCGATCAACTGCTCAAGAATTTCAGAATAATCTGAGTGTAACATAAGTACAGGCCATGTCTGAAAAAACAACACTAGATGAACCTGTGAATTGTTTGTGGTGCGATAAACAAGAAAAACTATTAGTTCGCTGGGCTGAAAAGGGTGCGGGGTATCGATGGCTGCATAATCATTCTCGACTTTTTTATAAAAAACAGAATGACTGGCTAGCGTATCCGTCTATCGTGATAGCCTCTATCACGGGAGTTGGTGGTTTCGCGGTATTAAATCCGAGTGGTAACGATGGAGTAAGTAATGAGACTAAGACTCGTATTATGATTATCCAGTACTTCTTTGCATTTCTTAACGTGTTGGCGGGTATTCTTACGAGTATATCCAAATTTAGTCAGGCTTTAAGCTTATCAGAGGCACATTCCGCTATGTGTGTACAATGGTCTAAGTTCTATAGGAATATAGATATGGAGTTATCATTGGATGTACAACATAGAGTCCCAGTAGTAGAATTCATGATGAAATGTAGGGAGGAATACGATCGATTACTGGATGAGGCGCCGGATATTCCATCTGTTTCTATACAGGCGTTCCAACATCAGTTTCCAGATAAACCTAATAAACCAGATGTGTGTAATGGTCTCAGTATCGTTGTGAACGATGAAACAAATTCTGTTATCGCTTCAAAACGAGCTGTTAATAAGTGGTTAGGGGCTTTTTCGAATATAACGCAGAAAAGGAAAAGTAAGGATATGTCCTATCAAGGTGACGAACTTAACAGGGTAGATTCTCTATGATCTCCTTGGTCTTCTCGTACATCTTCTCAAAGTATCTATTTGTAAAACCTTTCTTCAATCGTCCGTTATCGACCACGTTCGATTTAAGAGAATCCCATAATTCAAGGCGCTTCTCGAGAAACGCTTTGAACTTTTCAGGATCACTGGAAGACTTGTATCGAACTTTTTCTCCCTGAAGAGCCTTGGTCATTGCGGCATTTCGGGACTCTGCACGGAATTTTTCAAGTTCGGCAAAAGAAAGCCTGGGACCGATGTCATCCTTCTTCTTGTTCATTTATATTTATGTAGTACGTGCTCTTTATGTATGATTAAACATAACTGTAGGTTCAACTGTCACGGTCGATAATGTGTCCATAAAAAACCACGCGACGAAGCCATTGATAACCCACGAGAGACCAAGCATCACTTTCAAAGCCTGTGCCTCTCGGGAGACCTGTCGAATATCCTCCAAATGTATCTTGTGTTCATCTTCGATCATGTGCCAATCTTCACGAAGATCGTGGAGCTGGTTAATGAGATTCGTTATTTCTTGATCCATTCTATTTACAAGGGGTGGTTATTGTTTAAATCACATAATATGTGCGACGCTGCCTCTACGACCACGATCAACGATGTGACCTCTACATATAAAAGTGTCGTACGCTTTCATTTCTCGGTCCACAAACACAGGTGCCCTGTCAATGTACAACGACACATAAACCTTTTTACTCGGCAAAGCAAATTCACATATATCGGGTAGACGCTTCCCAGTTTTGGATCTCGGCGCTAATCGACATTCCTTATCTTTCTCTTCTTCTTTTACTATATCCCCTTCAATACCTACACTACCGACAGGGGTGGGTACCACACACTTACAGTTTTTCAAGAACCAATTTGTCCATGTAACGGGGTGTATAATGAATTTGACTCGTGCATCCGTTAGGTTTATAAATTTTATACGCGGGGTCGGGTTTGAATCTTTTTTGAAATAATCACTTGGACCATTAACGAGTGTAGGGTGTTTTTCCCTGTGTTTAAGTGCCAAATCTATTGCTTCATCCGCTTCTGAGTCTGACTCTTCTTCATAAATCGGCTCACCGGCTATTAAAGGCATGGAAGGAGTGCGGGTCATCTCTGGATGGGGATTAAACATATTTACAATAGAACCCAAAACAGCTAGACCTAATAGACTTGAGCCTATTATACCCATTTGTACTGATCCCAACCAATTTGTCATTTATCTATTACGAACATTTAAAGAAATCTAATGTAAAATATCTTACGACGGTGTAGATGGAAATATATAATTAATATTTGTATATATAAATGAATAAATATCAAGAAGCCATCCTCAGGGGCGTTGGAGTGTTTCTATCCGTATTTTTTACAGTTGGATGGGCTAAGAGAAGTCCTATACCTAATGACGAAGAAATTGCGGTCGTTATTATTTTACTTGCCATACTCACAGCACATTTAACATTTAAATAACTATAACATTTCCTAGACTAAAAAGTGGCAAAGTGATTAGATGATTCTGGACTGAAAGTGTATTCGGGTTTCTTCGGTTTTTTTGCTTCTTCCTGTCGCGCGCGCTCTTTCTTGATGTCTATGGGTGTCGTATACACGTCGAGCTTTTCTACAGGTATCGGAGGGTAATCATACTTACCGGGAGGATCGCGTATAGAGCTAGCAAATAAAATGAATGCTACCCAAAGTGCGACGAATATCCAAACGTACGTGGACATATAGTATATATACGAAAAGAAAACACAAAATTTTCTTCACGTATAATAATGAAGGTAACACTCAGAAAGAGTCCTAATCCCGAGAAGAAATACAGGGTTACTTTCGAAGATGGTTCACACGTGGATTTTGGGGGTGCGGGTTATTCGGATTATACGATTCATAAAGATCCATCGCGTATGAAAAGATATCTCGCGCGCCATGGACGTATGGGTGAAACGTGGTCTAAAGCCGGTTTAAAAACGGCTGGGTTCTGGTCTAGGTGGCTTTTGTGGTCTAAACCGAGTATGATCGGAGCTAAGCGATTGATGTCTTCGCGTTTCGGTTTGCGATTTGTCTAAGACCACGGCGATTCAAATTCTTTTGAAGTTGTGTCAACATGTTTCTGGGCAACACGGGGCGTCTGATGAGAATTGGACGAGTTATCGGCATACGCCGAAGAGGAGGGGTGCGTACTGGACTCATTTTCTTCGTGCTACACGTGCATCGATTCTTAACGAGTTGACGACACGTGCGCATAGTAGCGGCAGCTTGAGTTACGCGATTTTTCATTGCAGCTAAATCGCGTAAGTTAATCTCTTTTCGTAAAGCTTCATTCGTCTTTTTCACGCGTTTACCTTGGCTGTCCTTCGTTAAACGGATACCTTTTTTCTTGGCTTTTGTTCTTATGTCAACCATTTATATACGCCAATATTAAAAAAAGTGATCAGTCCTATAAAGCTTAGCCTGATAAGGAGCCGCCTTACCCAAGACGTTCACAGATTCATTTCCGTATAATTCCCTACATCCTAAATCTTCCATGCAGTCACGATCACCAACTGTCACTGGTATAGAGTAAATCTGATCTCCAGGAGTTGATGTGTAATAATGATACTGATCCCGACGACCTCTCACTTCTTTTCCATATAAGGGAAGAGTCTCCTCATTCTCACCTATAAGAACGCCCATTTGTTGTACGTCGCCGGGTTTGTACACTTTAATCGGGGGATCTCTGTATTCGGGTGATCGACGAATACTCGTGATCGGACGCGGGGGAACCATGGGTGTCGGTACGGGTACCTTGACAATCTTAGGATCTTGTAACCGCGTGATGAGATAAAAAATAATGGCGACGAGTACCAGCATTATTAATAACGCGGGAGTATTAGTCTTTCCTTTCTTCATTTATATAACTTAGAAAAGATTCCCGACAGGTCAACACGTTCTGTGTATGGTATTCTCTTTAGTTTATGCTGTACAAACAACCATAATCCGAGGAACAAAAACTTAGGGATGATACCCGATGTGGTGTTATCGAGTTTATAAATCGGTCCTACTAATCGTCCGAAAAACGTATCCTCTTTCCTATTACCAGTAAGCTTCATCTCAATCTCCGTGAGAGCGCATGTGTCATCATTCGTTGCCCAATGAAAAAACAAGAAAGGTATAAGAAGTGAGTAAAGAGAAAGAATCACTTCATCCGCGGTAAATGGTATCACTATCATCGCGAGGAACAGAAGGACGTGAATGAAAAATATAATGTTCATCTCTATTAGTATGGACAAAGAAAAGAAAAAGACCCATCCCAAAGACAAGGTGAAGCGGGTATGGCACCCTTCACAGGAAAAGATCTTGAAAACATGGGGCGAAGCTTCGGCCTGCTACAGATACATGCATAATCACGCGTATCTTGTATTCAAGAAGCAGAGTATGCGTTTTACTTTACCAGTCATCGTGTTATCGACGATCACGGGTACGGCTAATTTCGCACAGTCATCATTTCCTCCCA